GCCTGGATGCTCATTTCGAACTGCAGCGGATCCACCAGCTTACGCTTACGGTGCCTCATTTCCTGGAGTTGTTTGGCCAGAGCTTCTTCTCGGGCCTGTACTGCGTCCTCGGTAGCTTGAGTCTCGGCCTCCTCAATGTCGAGCGGTTCTCCGGATTCTTCAAGGTTCTTGGTCATTATTTCCGCTACTTCTGGCGATTCGCAGATTAGGTGTGCAGGATGACACAGCTCATGGCGCTCGGTATGCCAAAGAAAATCCAGTAATAATAGATGGTCTTTGTCATCATATAAGCGGGTTCCTCTACCCACCATCTGGCAGTATAGGCTCCGAATTTTAGTCGGCCTCAGTACGACAATGCAATCCACGCTGGGGCAGTCCCAGCCCTCCGTCAGCAGCATGGAGTTACAGAGCACATCATATTTACCCGCCTCGAAGTCTGCTAGTACCTCGGCCCGATCCCCGCTCTCTCCGTTGACCTCGGCGGCCCGGAAGCCTTTTTGCTCCAGGATGTCACGGAACTTCTGACTGGTCTTAATAAGCGGTAGAAACACTACTGTCTTACGGTCAAAACAGTATTTAGTCATCTCTTCCGCTATCTGATATAGATAAGGGTCCAGGGCTGTCCCCAGGTCAGATGTCTTAAAGTCGCCGGCTTGCTGGCCCACCCCGGTAAGGTCCAGCTTTAACGGGATAGTCTGGGCCTTAATTTTGCACAGGTACCCTTCTTTGATAGCCCTGGGCAGGGTGTATTCATACGCCAGGCTTTCAAAATACTGCCCTAAGTTCCTCATATCCCCCCGGTCAGGTGTAGCCGTTACGCCTAGCACTTTAGCCTGGTCAAAGTGTCCCAACACTCGCTGGTAGCTGTCACTAATGCAGTGATGGGCTTCGTCTACTATGATGGTATTAAAGTAGTCTACCGGGAACCGGGACAGGCGAGTCTCTCTCATCAGGGATTGCACAGATCCGACCACTACCCGGTACCAGCTCCCCAGGCAGGTATCCTCAGCTTTTTCTACTGCACAACCTAGGCCGGTAGATTTACTCAATTTGTCGGCTGCCTGGTCGAGGAGTTCCCCCCGGTGAGCGAGTATCAGCACCCGCTCACCATCCCGGACGCAGTCCTCGGATAGCTTACTAAACACTATTGTCTTACCGGTACCGGTAGGCATAACTGCCAGGGTCTTATTATTGCCCTTTGCCCACTCAGCCTGTATAGCTGTTTTTGCTTCTGCTTGATATGGTCGTAACTGCATAGGCTAAAACGTCCCCGGCTTGAATGTCGGTTGAGCAGTAGGCTCATAAAACTTTTTGATTTCGTTGAAGGTCATTTCCTTACCCTCATCGTTAGTCCATTTGCGAGTACCAACCTTGCAGCGACCCTTAGAGCCTATGACTGCGTTCCAATTCATTTTCAGCCGTTCGCCCTTTTGTCGCTGGCCGATCCCGGTGAAAAATGCACAGAGCATTCCCTCGGTGATCGTGTGCAAAAACAACTGATGTTTAATTATAGATATGCCCTCTTTGCCCTCTACACGAATATGGACTATTGCCTTATTGCATGGAGGCAGCTTTTCAGATCCGTTATGCCGGCCACGTTCAAAATCGACAACTTCAAAGTCATAGTCACCGTCAGGCAGTATGACAAACTCTGGGCTATCGTTTTCTATTACATCGTCCCAGCCCAGTTCACGATCCTCGGAATTAACTACAGTACCGTACTTTTCCCATCCATCATTACTCATGCGTTATTCCTCCTTTTAAAACGGGATCTCGTCCCGTATTTCCTCGATCATCTTGTAAACCTGGCCCCAGGCCCCTACCAATACTCCCTCGATGAAGCCTGGATCGTAGTTTTCAACTGGAGTATCAATGGGATAATATCCTTTGCTGGCTACTGCCCGTTGTATTTCCTGGATTGTTACACTGTTCTGTTTCATAAGGTCCAGTAGTGCCCTGGGCAGGTTCGGCTCCGTGGGCAGGTTCGGCTCTGGCTGTTTAGTTACGTCTGACCAGTCAGCTTTTTCAGGTATAGTCTCCTGTTTAGGTGGCTCTGTTTTGGGTGTTTCCGGGGGCAGCGCTTGCTGTTGTGGTTTTTCTTGTGAGGTTGCAGCTCCACCCCGGGATGGTATGCAGTGCGCTATTTGACTATAGTGCAGCTCCAGCTCATCCAGTAGGTCGTGCCGGTTCTTTGCATCCCAGCACGGGTGATGGGTGGTATACATAACCCGCTTACCACCACGGGCTTTATTGGTCCCCTTGTCAACCCCCTGGCCATCTACATTGACTACATAGGTTTTATAGTTAGCAAACAGGACCATATCAGCCCATTCCTTGACCATTGGTGCAGTTTTCTTTTGTAGTTTCATTTCCCAGCGGTCATAAGCCCCCAACTCATCCGGCTGCTCAAATTTCCGCATCTGAGCATGAGCTACCATGACTACATTAATCCCCAGGTCGATAAGCTCTGTAAGGGCATTAAGTAATCGCCCAAACTCCTCAGCAAGGTAGACATAACCTTTGCCATAGCCGAAGTCCTCAATGCCTGTTTTTTGAGACTTTGCACATATTTCTTCCATGCACAACCGCTCGGCCCAGTCAGCGGTGTCAATCACCAGGGTGCCACAGATATGAGGATTGACTTTGACGTACTTTACTTCTTCCAGAAGCATGGTCCAGCTGGAGGGGTCAGGCAGCCGGGCCACATCCATGTGCTTTGTGCTGCCCTCAGTGTCAATAAACAGAGGGTTCGGGAACCGGGATGCAAAGTAAGATTTACCTATTCCCTCAGGGCCGTAAATAAGACACTTTTGGGCACTTTCAATCTTCCCTCGGATAATCTGCACTAAAACTCACCTGCTTTCCATTGTGGCACCGGCTGTTCAGCACCAACTACATACCCATCTTGAATCAGAATCGAACATTCTGGCCCCGTACTAACCCTGGTAGCAATAGCCTGTAACCCTTCCTGCTCCAGCCACTGGCCAAACTCAGCCAGGGTGTCCAGGTCCATCTGCTCCAGCTTGTCCAGGAGTACAAAGCCGCACTGGGGTTTCAGCTTCCGGACGATGGCCACGCTGACCTTAAGCTGGTCACTGCCTGACATGTTGTCCCACTTGTGACCCTGGTAGGTCAGCTCACCCTCTACTACAGACAGACCCGGCAGGGGTAGGTCTGCACCCTTCAGCAGGTCAATTTTAGCCTGGCGCACCTTCTCCAACTCAACAGTCAGGGTGTTGTACTGGTCAGTATAATCCTGGGCATCGGTCTCAGCCTTATCCTTATCCAGGTTAGCCCGGACTTTGCGATTGATTTCCTCGATGTTAGCAATGTTGGCTTCAAGCTCAGCAGTGGATTCATCGTGGAGTTGTTCAACTGTTTTTCGTGCTATGGCTATGTCGGCATCCAGCTGATCACGCTGTGCCTTTAAGGAAATTAACCGCTTTTCTAAATCAGCAATTTGTTTTTGTACTTCGTTGTAATTGGATTCAAGGGTACGCAGGTTTTCGCGTTTTCGCTGGTTCTCGCCATTGCGAGCCAGAATTTCTTGCTGTTGTTTGATGAGGTCAGATGCAGATATAAGTTCTTTAGGTGCGTCCGGGTAATAAGGCTGCTCGGCTGCAAACTTCTTTTTCTGGTCAGCAATCTGCCCAATGGCATGGCGCTGATTGTAAATTTCTTTTTCCTTCTGCTCCAACTCATACAGCTGCTCGCCCACGCCAATGATCTGTAACAGAGTGTTAGCCTTTTCCTTGCTGGTGGACTGCATGAACTTCGGCAGATCCAGCGCCAGTTGCTCAACAAATTCATTGAGTAACTGCTGGCCGCCTTTTTGTCCACTGGGGTCAATAACTTTGAGATCGCTATTTTTCCCCTTGCGTTCGACCACCAGACCATTGGACATTACGATATGAATATTGGGTGGGATGACGGACCCCTCCCGGGTGGCCTCCGATGGCTTAAAGCTATTGCCACCCAGTGCCCAGGCAATGGAGTCCAGTACGGACGTCTTACCCTGGTTGTTTTTGCCACCCACGATGGTCAGGCCGCTTGCCGTAGGTTCAATCTTAACGGCCTTGACGCGCTTTACATTTTCGATTTCCAGCTTGTTGATTTTGATGGTCATACTTACCTCCTTATTTGTATTTGTACCTTACGCCTCCCCCATTGGAGACATTCATGTTCTGTATCCATATACAGGTCCAACTTCTGCCCCTGTATCGCCCCACCCGTGTCTGCCGCTACCGCCGGACCGTACCCCTCGATGTACAGTTCCGTCCCCAGAGGTATCACCCTCGGATCTGTGGCAATCGTCCCTCTGCTCGGCCATGATCCTGATGCTGTCCGGTAGCCTGTCCAGGTGTAAGCGGTAGATTCAAAGGTAATGGTTTCCGGTTCGGGTGGCTCTGGCTCCTGATACTCCTGCACTACCTCGGGGAACATGACTGGTGCTATAGCCGGAGCCGGTGAGGTCAGTATTAGGATTAGAGCGATGCTAAAGGCCTCCACTAATCTACTCATAGGCTATCCTCCAGCTGATGGACTACCTTTTCCCAAAACCTCTCCATCGGGGTGCAAACTAACTCGTATTCGTCAAAATCACAGACCGTTTCCTGCTGCCGGCAGATGTC